GAAGTAGATGGTTCTCCTTCTATGATTCTAAACTGATAACGATTGTTGATGATAAGTCTATCAACACGTCCTAGATAATAATCGTATGATGTTTCTACTGCTTTATTTGGCGCCGGGAAGAAAATATTACTAATACCAAAATCAAGAGTATCAACAGGGTTTTCTGTAGCAGATGCGATAGTTTCTGAATAAGTCGCAGTATTTGCTGCATATGGTCTGAAGTCAATAGCGTCACGAAGATTGACTCTCACACCACCAGTAGTTTCGTAAATCGGAATATCCTCGGTACGAATCTTATCAGCAGGTAATGTTATCGAGGCATCATCAACTGGATAACTATTGACTGCGAAGAACGAGTTGATAGAGTTAGTCTTTTGGAAAGTCTTGACTTTCACCAGGAACTTATCACCTGGATCAATCGTTACTCCGGCTCGAGAGGCAATGTAAGATAGAGAATAGTGAGTATCCTTTTGGTTAGAATACAATCTAAAATCTTCTGTAACATCGGTTCCAGATTCGCTATATGCTGTATTACCGGTAACTTTCCAAACACCTTCGAGTGAATATACGTCGGGCACACCAAGAGTATAAACGCCTGAGGTATTAGCAGCATTTGTATCGGTGTCTATTTTGACATAGATTGTGTCAAGATTTTTATTATTTACTGCAGTCACATCTCTTTTAGCATTATAATATGCAGTAGTCGTCATTGCTGCGGTTGGGAATGTGTTAGCATCATCTAACTGTACGATCAACTGAGTTTCTGATGTTACTGTAACAGTAGCATTATTACCAGAAATATCAATAATATCTCCAGAAGTATAAGGTGATACAGTTTCATTTGATGCGATGATTAGGTCGAGCTTTTGTGTCTCGTTAAGAGTTGATGAAACAGTATATGGCCAAACGTCACCTACCGGAAGGTCGATTGTAATCGTACCTCCAGTTGTAGTTTCAAGATTACTATTGGCTGCTCGGTATGTGTATTCGGTTACGGTTAAGTCTAAAGAGTCAATAAAGTCTTGACCAATTTCAAATATCGCTCTTTTGAATGATGAATCAACAATCACAGCATTTATAACATCAGCCGAAGCCGATGCACCTGAAATGCTAGTTACGTTATCAAAGTTCTCACCACTGTTCATTCGAACATTGAAAATAAATGCTCGATATGTATTTGTTCCTGTTTGAGTCAGCGAGCGAATATTAGCAGAACCGATTGTACTCGAACCGACATCTAGAAGATTGATTTCTTCAAAGGTATTGATATCAAAAAAGCCATTGAGATTTTGAATGTCGACATAGTTTGCATAGTTAGCAATGATGTCTTGATCAATTACGGTTTCGGTTTCGTTTGCTTTATTGAACGGAATCTTGATAGGATTCACAAGTTCGGTTCTGCGCCCTTCGACATAAGCAATACCTGTACCAATCGAAGCATTAAGAAGTTCGGTATTTGCCGTAGATTGTTCAATGCTAATCGGAAATGGCTTAACGACATAGTCACCATTCTTTTCATAATCTCTTTTTTCGATGAGCTTTTCGAGAAGATTATATTGAGTGGTAATGCGACGTCTGATTACATTACCAGCCTTGTATTCTTGAATAGTAAAGAAACTTTCGTCGGCTTCCGCTTCCTCATAAGTTTTAGCTACAAGTTTTGGAGTAAGTTTGAGCCTATCAGCACCTGGAGCATTTTCGTTATTGAAACCATTGGCGTTATCCAATAGAGAAGGATCAATGTCGCTGTTGATAAACTCTTCGACGGTTTGAAACCCAACCACAATATTATTTGGTATATTAGTATATTTTGAAACGATAGTAACCGCATCATCAAATCTTATAAAGTTTCCTTTTTGGAAAATAATACCTTCACCACAACGAACACCATATGCATAACCAATAGGTGTTGCATCAGCCGCACCTGCGACGGTGATTGTCTCAACAAGAGTACCATCAAGATTTCTGATTTCGAGGTTTTCGTTACTATTGAATGTCTTTACACCTGCGTCTGTTGTATTCAGATAGGTAACATAAAGAGTATTTAGATCAGGAGTCTGTGTTTCGAGACCTTGAATAGTGTTTAGAATACGAGCAACAAGTCCGGTAACAGTACCAGTAGCAGTAAATCCTTCTTGATATTCGGATATATTGATACTTTGATTTGATGTATTGTTATCTGTAACTTTTACATAATCAAGAATATCGAGTTCGGTAAAGTTACCACCCTGAACAACTGTCCCTTCGTTTAGAATATTAGTGCCGAATCGATCAATTTGATTTTGAAGAATAGTCTGAAGTTGAGTAAGCTCTCTCGCCTGTACAGCAACAGATGGCTTAAAGAGAACTCTATGAAAGTTCTTTTCTTCATCAAAGTCATCAAAATATGGTGTTACATTAAGATCTTTATCTAAACCCATGGTTTCCTCTTCTAAAATCCTATAATTACTTTGGTACGTTCAGTAGTAGAACTTGTCCTTGTTATAGGCTCAACGTTCTGTATATAGAAAGCCTCTGAACTACCTTTAATCATATCCGGTTGTGTAATATTATTTATAACAGCTCTAGTATTACTTTCGGAGCCATTTATAGTAGATACATTAGAAATAACAAAGTTTCCTTGTACATCCACCAAACTCAAAACATTATTTGAGTATTCGTGAACAACTGCTGTCGCCCCGGTACTCGATTGAGAAACCACTTCATCTTTTATAAAACCACTACCAAATGTCACTGTTACGTTTATATTTGTTCTTTGATCAAATACATCATTATTTTGAACAATATTTGTAACAGAATATACAGTATTGCTTGAATTAGAAGTTATACTATTTTGATCATCGAAAACGCCTTGTACATTCTCTAAAACAATTTGATTATTTAGACCATCAATTGATTGAACCGCACCTTGTGCTAAAGTAGTTTGTTGTGTAAGTATATCACCATTAGCAAGATCAGCTGTTTGATCAAGTACTAGTTCTGCCTTTCGAAAAACTGGATCTTTGATTATACCAAAAGAATAAAAATCATTATTTGCGGCAGGTACATTATCTTCTATAAAATCAACAGACACGCCTATATATCGTCCAAATAGCTCTTTTTGAGGATTTGAACCATGACCACCAGGTGGTGAAATAATAGGTATTACATTACCTGCACCAAACTCACCTACACTGAACGGTGTTGTATTTGAGGCGATTTCAGCTTTAGCTTGCGTGTACCCAGTACCTCTATCAACAATTTCAATTCTTTCAATAGAATCTGATTGCTCGTCAATGATTGCTCTACCCTTAAACCCAGAACCATCCCCAGTTACAATAACATTTGGTGATATATCAAATTCATCACCAGCTTGAATATTAGGACTAAATGAAGAATCAAGAACAATATAACGATTGTTTCCTTCAATACCATAATCAATAATAGATTTGAGTTGGCCTTGAGCATTTCCAAAGGTAACATAAAAAGCAGAATCGGTATAATAACCAGGTATTGCTGACAAAACATCATCACTGCCTTGAATGTAAAGCTTTTGAGAGTTACCACCAATGTTGATTTGAGAAACAACACCTGAAATATAGTTTTTATAACCAAAGCCAGAATCTTCTATTTTTACACTCTCAATACCACCCGGTATTGCATTATTTGAGATATCTGAGTTTACTTCAAGTGGTATGTAGTTAGACGTAGCAAATTTGTCATACAAAGAATCTTGAATCGTATACATCAACTTCCAAACATAGTTGTCAGATGTTCTATAGAAGTCGTCCGAAGGAGATGTTTCGGATAGAATAGGCTTGATCAATGATAATGATTCGTTGTTGTTATCAATGCACTTGAAAACACTATAACTATCACCATCCTGAGTCACTACATAAAAGTTTTTATCTTCAAGATTTGCATCGGTATGATCATATATGGGATATACCTGACCTACGTCCCATTCTTTTCTTTCAATCATTATTCTAAAATCATTTGAAGAAATATATTTACCAAATATCATTTCCTCATCAACATCAAGAAGAGTACCCTTTATTGAATTTTCAGGTTCTGGAGTTGTAACTTGAACACCTTCAAAAGGTAGTGTTTTCGAAACATACACATAATAATTGTCACTTAAAACAGAATCGTAGAAAGTGTTTGCTAGAAATATATTGAAGTTATTTGTTAGTAATTTCACTTATTTGTTCCTTATCCGTCAAACAATACTTCTTTTTCCACAAAGAATTTTTGACCGCTACCGAGTGTATCACCTATTATATTATTTATATCAGAGAATGGATCCCTAATAAAGCCGTAACCTAACTCTACAGATATTTCAACATTTGCTCCGGTTCCTGGTCCAGGTAAAATAAAGTCCGGCACACTATAGTATCCTTCACCAACTTCATTAATCTGTAAATCAAATATTCTTCCATCATCATCGGTAATAATAACAGCTTCTCCTGGTACATCGGGTTCGGCACCATCTTTTCCCCCACCAATGAGAGTAACAGAGCCATTAGTATACCCAATACCGGCATCATAGATTATAACTTGTTCTTCGAGTCTACCAACACGCGAGTTCGATCCGTCCAGACCAACAAGAGTGAAAGGTGTATTTGCTACGTTAGGATCACCAATAAACGCGCCATCGGCGATAATGTTTTCACCAAGTATAATAGAACTAATAGCATCATAGTTATTATTTACAAAAGAACCAATCTCGACTCTACCAAATAGCTCAGTTCCCGCAACGTGAATCACATCTCGAACAATCTGCTCATATTTCTCAAATAAGAGGCTTGTAATAACTTGATAAGAGTGTTCCTGATAAAAGAAGCTATCTCTTAGGAACTTTTCATTGAGGTGTGAAGATCTTGTTTTCCAGAAACCAAGACCTTTACCTTGTTTCTCAACAAAGCTTGTGCCTGTTGTAGCAACTTCATTATTTGAATTGTAAAGGGTGATAGGATAGTCATTTCGATATCCATAACCAGAATCAATGACTTCGACCTTTGAGATAACACCATCGGAAAAAGATACAAAGGATCCAAATGATGCATTCTCACCCATTGACAACTCTGAACCTAACTCTTTTTTTGATTTCAACGTCGCTGTAGAAGTAGAGGTTTCTCCTGTTACAGTTTCACCTATCACAAATTGATTATTAAAAGAAAGATCTTTTATTTTTGTGGTATTATTATCGTTATTGACTTCTTCGACACGACCTTTTGCTCCAGATGTTGAACCTACGAGCACTTCACCGTTTGCAAATGTACCAACAAGATTTTCAAATGTTAGAACTTCATCTTTGATATTGAAGTCAGATATTTCTTCATTTACTACTCGAACAAACACACCGGTATCATAACCAACACCAGAATTGATGTTTTTGATTGAAGCGATTTCACCTATTGTGACTGACCTATCAGCAAGAGCATCATCAATAATATCATCAAGACCAGCGAAAACATCTTGTTCAAATCCATATCCAGCTTCAACAGCAAACACGAGATTTGCTCCTACACCAGAAGGTATAAAATAATCCGGAGTATCGTTATAACCTTGACCTGGATCAGTTATATTTACATCTGTAATACTTCCATTTGCATCGGTTACTATAGTACCTCTTGCATCGATAAGAGGTTCACCACCATCATATCCACCACCAGTGAATGTAATGCTATCACCATTTGAATACCCCGTCCCACCGTCAAGTATTTCTACATTTGAACTAAGTCGAGTAACACCAGAGTTTGTTCCATCTACGAGTAAATCAAGATATTCTACATCAAAGATATTTTCGCCTGTTATAAGTGTTGAAACAATATTAGCTGTTTCAATAGTATCTGGATTTAGTGATCCAATATCAAATGTGGCGCCAGTGCCTTTACCAATCCTTGTGATTTCTTTAGTACCAAAATCACCTTTGATTTCATTCGTAGTATTATTTTCAAAATAAAATGGATTTGTATTGCCATAAATGCCGACTTTATCTTCGTCTTGCCCAACAACAAAGCCACTAGCAGTTTTATCTTCGTAGAAAATAACTGATTCTGTAGCACCATTTACTTCTACCTGAGTGAGGCCTTCTGATTGTACATCAATAACAGTATTAATGTTTTTTGATGTATCACCTCTTATAGTATTATTAGCAACAAAATCATCGCCAAAAGGTCTTATTACAATAGTATTAGCAGTGCTTGAAATGATTTCACCACTAGTACCACTTGATGTATAATTGACAGATACGATATTTGCAAATGATCCCGAGTCAAGTCCTTCTACTTGTAAACCAGCTTTAAACTCACCAAAGGCATCATCTACAGTAAAGGTATTGAGCGCAACCTGTTTTAGAATACCAACCGCAACACTTTGATATAGACCACCAATAAGTTCTCTTTGTAAGATTTCTTCACCATTAATGAAAGGTGCTGTAAGACTCGTAACTTCAAGTTCTACATTATCTTCTTCTTGAATCGTCTCTCCAGGAGCAAAACGATTTTCTTCTTGAAGTGTAAGTGTAAATCGTTTTTCAAATGTACCAGTTTTTGTTTCGATTGTAAAACTATTTGCACCATCATTTACAAAAACAATTTCACCATTTGCGACTTGATTATTAGCAGAGTCATACCCAATAACAACATCACCAATGTTTGCGGATATCTCAGTATTAGTTGTAACTAACTCAAGATTTTGAGTCACTGTTTCAAATACATCAAACTCTAGATTTGCATTATCGGTAAACAAAATAGCTGTGGATACATAAACACTCGAGTCGTCAATTGAATATCCATATCCGCCATTAAGAAGATCAAAGGATACTGTATCAGATCGACTCAATACTTCAGAAACTCTTGCTACACCATTACGACCTTGATCTGAAATAATCGAAAGTCTGTCGCCAACAGCATAGTTAGCGCCACCTCTATTAGCATCTACACTTGAAAGAGATCCAATAACTCTTGGTGCATTTTGAATACTTCCATTATCACTAATAAACTCTCCTGTAATAAAATCACCACTAATATTTGACAGATATAAAATGTCAATAAACTTGCCGCCATCTTTTTTTGTTACAAGACTTTCGACCAATGCAGAAGCATTAGATTGAGCACCAGTAATACGTGTTCCAATAAAGTTTTTTGTTCTTGAAGTTCTTGTAAGTTCAAGATACTTTGGTTCTTTCCATATGCTATGTGAAGCTCTTAGAATATCTTTAGCTGGATAGTAAACACTAGCATCTTCATTAAATAGTAATCTAATCAACAGTTTTACAGATTTTTCAGATCCTTTTGATCTGTATAAATCTATGATTTTCTTAATCGCAAACTCGTCATCTGTAGCAAAATCATATGGTAGATCTTCAAGATATTTTTCACGAAAGTAAAAAATAAACTCATCAAGCGTGGTGTCAACGTCTCGAAGTTGAAACATACCACGAGATTTTGCAAATGAAGTATCACTGTTTTCTTCTATAAACTCGTAAAAAGCTTCTACGAAATCAACAATAGCAGCACGATCGCCTTCGCTATAATGCCGAGGAAATTGATCTTGAATAAAAGGTGATATGAACTGTTGAATATCTTTCATTATTGAGTTCTACCGATTACGTTTATATTGATATCTTCGTCTCGTATTCTCAGAATACGATCCTGTGGTGCGATAATATTTTTAGATTTAAGTTTAGCATAAATATTGATACCACTACCTATATAATCTTGTATAGTAATCGAACGTATTACAACATCACCTGTTTTGTAGTTTACTGTTCCTACATTTCGTTGTACAAAAGAGACAGATCCGTCTTCGATTCGCACAACATCAAGTCGTCCTTGACCATTATCTTGAAGATAAGAAGTTCTACCGGAATAAATGAATGGCGTAGAAGTAACCGAAGGTACATAATCGCTTATCTGATCAGCACTAAATGTTTTATCCACTTGAAGTTCATTCGAAAATTGAAGAACATAAAAACGAGATTGATTTTTCTGAGGTGATATTGTGATAATTGATCTAACCGAAGTATCATTAGATAAGATGCTCGAATCAGATTCATCAATTGCCGATGTAAATCTTGAGAATCTAAAGTTTCGATCAAACTCTCCAAGATTATTTGTAGCAAAAAAACGAATACTTCTTGATACTATTTCTTGGATTGCACTCGATGAAGCATTTGTAATATTTGTGTTATAATACACATCCGAAGAAATGTCAATATACATAAATCTTGCTGGTATTACAATAGGTTCAATCGTAACTGGTGATTTGTCTGCAACATAATTGATATACTTGGTTCGATTAGCCTCAGTAATATTTTCTGTATTATTTGCATATACGGATAAAACAACACGACCATACTGTGGTGGGCTAAGTCTTTCACCACCAAACACCGAAACCGATCTTATTTCAGGAAATTGATTTTGTAGTAAAATAGCATAATCTTTTTCGGTAACTGCTCTTTCTTGTATTTGGATTGACTTTGGAGCAAAGTAACGAATCGATTCAATATTTTCTCGTTCATCACCGCCTTGAGAACTCGCAAGTAGTGTAATATTTGTACTATATGCGTTGATTGCATCCGCAAGCGTGATTGAATTGATACCATTTGCTTCTTCACCAACTGTTCTACGATATAAGACTCGAATCACATTACCATTTTCGGGTTTTTTACCAAAAACATTTTGACCAAAAATGACTTCATATGTACTATCAGTATATGGTTGTATGTAATATACATTATCATTTGAGTCAACATCATATATATTTGTTTTAAGTCTGTATTCCGTTTCTGATACTGATTCAGTATTTTCAGAAACAAATACACGAAGACTCGTTGTATCAATATCATCATTGCTAATAATAAATCTTTGATCTTGACCTACGACCTCGAAAAACTCTTCGACATATTTTCCTTCATAAACATCTACAGCCGAAGCAACATAACGACCATTGATTGGTTTTATAACACGTGGATCCGGATTAGAAAAAGTAAATATTTTTGTACCACAACGAGCATTGAATGTCGTACGTGCTGGAATCGTGATAGTAGATGGACTATCTGTTGGAAAGAACTCGATGTCAATAGCAGCAACCGCAGATCGACGAGATCTTGGAGTGTAGTTTAGCTCTTTAGCATGAGAAGCGACACTGTCCCGAAGTTGAGCACTATCGAGAAACATCTCACTAAGAGCCATATTTGTATAAAAGTTATTCTGAAATGTATTATATGCTAGAATGTCAAGCAATACATTGATATTAGAACCTTCAAAGTCATAATCTTTGAACTGATCTTGAGATTTCAGATAGCTTTTAAGATTATTCTTGACAGCATTGAAGTCAAGATTTGTAAACGGTTGTGTAGCCATCTTATCTTACCCTATTGAGTATTAGTTCGAGTGTTACTGGTTCTGGACTATTTATAACGCTA